CACAGGGTCGGCCCACCGCTGGGTCCGAAGGCCCAGTTTTGTGTTTTTCAACACGATTCTCCCTTCGGAGCGCGACCAGTGGCCACCGGCACCTATATAATAGGGCGGTGGCGAGGATCAACAGGAATACCGTTGCCATGCAACGCATTCCGAATGACCCACCGGTCGCGGTTCCGCCGAGCCCTGGCCGTGAGGGCGAAACGTGAGTTTCGCCCTGACTTCACGGCCAGGGAACTCGGTATCCCTTCCTTTGTCCGAGAAGAGCACCACCGTTTTATCAAACGGTGGTACTTCTTCAAGGACACCATCTCCGTCGCCACTGGAGGGAACGGTGTGTCCGAGAACACACGCGCTCCGGCCCACCATGCCATTTGGTCCGATATGGACTCAACGACATGCTTGGAACCCGGAGTGCCGCATAAAGGCCTCGTGTCAAAAAACACGATGCCGATCTCGGCTTCCGCCCGCAGTGTCGACTCTGCAACCTGCCTGGCCTCCCAAACCGCTGGATCCGCTGCTTCCACCCAAGAAGGGGGGGAGAAGGGGATCTGGTCTTGGCCTGATCCATAAAGGAACTTGCCAAGAGCCAACGCGTGCCACTTCTTGAAGTCGACACGCGCCAGCGATCCTCGCAAAGGAGGAAGGCCAGCCCCGCCAAGAAGGCGGGGGGCGTTCACTGACACGCCTGCCTCGCGGCAGACGCGCCAGGCGTGGGGGCGAAGTGCTTTCAGCACACGCCGGCCACGCAAACACCGACCAGGTTCAGAACCAAGAGACTCGTAGGCGGCACCGAGTTCATCGATGCTGGTACCTACGAGCCCCTTGGTGGGGATGGCTGCTGACCACCGGATCTGCGGGGTCCCATCCGCTTCACCGACGACCCAGAAGGTCATTTCGGTGAAGTTCCCCGAGGTGTCGCTGGAGAAGTCTTTGCCTTTAGAAGGCTTACCGCTCGTCTCGAGAACGAGACTCCGGTACGACTCCTCCAACCTCGGGGGCCAGGCGCCCAATAAATCGTCTCCACCAATTGCGGTGGTACGTCGGGCGACTGAGCGGGGGATCCCGACCCTAGAGGCAGCCAGTTCAACCCACCAGGCGTGGATGATGGACATGATGGGCCACGAAGGCCCAAGTCCCATCAACACACCCGATTCGGATTGAACCGTCTGCCCCCAAGGGTAGCGGAGGCTCTGAACACCCGTGAGGGCGTACAGGGCCTCCGCCCAGACCGGTGGTAGGCCACTCCAACCGTCACACAACCCGTCGACGACCGCTCGAACTAAATCGAGAGGAAGTCGATCCGTGGCGGCGGTTAGGTCGGTCGAAACAAAGCGGCACCCAACTAGAGAGTTGGACACAGCCTGTTCGACCGCACCTTTCCGATCGCCACGGAGGAACATCGCGCACGGTCCGTAAC